AGCTTTAGCTGCCTTAGCTGCTTGAGCCTTCTTAAACGCATCTTCTTCTGCAATTTGACGCTCTATCGCAGCTATAGCTTTTTCCTTAGCGTCTTTAGCTGCGTCATCCTGCGAGGCCTGATAAGCCGCTTTGTCGTCTGCAATTTTTTTAGCTCTAGCCTTAGCGTCTGCTGCATCTTTAGCCATATCTGCTGCCCTAGCCTTAGCTATTCTAGCAGCATTAGCATCTTCATCTACCTTAGTGTCAATCAACCCTTGTGGGGGATTAACAACAGGAGCTGTAGAGTAAGGAGTAGTCTTAGCTCCAAGACTCAAGTCCTCAGTTACGCCTGTAGGAAAGTTAGTATCTGGTGCTGCCACTGTCTCCACCTGTGTAGCAGGAGTAGCGGCTTCACTAAAACCCCAGTTATCATACGTCCCATAGTCGCTACCATAGTCGCTTGCAAGGTCGCTACCGCCTCCAGTATTAGATAATAAACCGCCGCCAATATTGGGATTGTAATCTTGATAGCCAGTAATGCCACCAAACCTTGAATCAGCCACATCAGCATTAATTAAATCGCTTACTGGGGCATTAGGTGAGCCGCCTGCTAATGGATTTCCAGTGATACCTTCGTAGATCTTACCGTAGATACTTGAGTCAAGTAAATTGCCAGCAATGCCTGCTGCTGCGTCTGAATTACTCATCAATCCATTAAGGCCGTTATTGTTCACTGCTGCGTTAGCTAAGCCATGATCCACTTCGCCTTCACCGTAGCCTACAGTGTATGTATTACCGTTATCGCCAGTGAATGTATCGCCGCTAGTCATGTCGCCAGAACCTGCTTGATGATATATCGCATCGTAAGCACTACCACCGCCATTACCACCAACACCACCTGCTGCTGAGTTGTTAATGTTGATAGAGTAATCCGGTTGAGCTTGAGGCGCTCGACTAGTCATTTGATTAGCTTGCGTAGGTGTAGCTGTGTAGTTGCCTGCTGCTGGTGCGCCTGTGAATGGGTCAATGAACATGTTAGTCATTGCCTGATACTGTGCTGGTCGATTAGCCTGCAACTGCTCTAATGCTTGCTCATATAATGGTGCGCTTGAGTAACCTTGGACACCGCCAGCAAATGTCTGCGCTTCTGGCATTCCTGCCATAGCGTCAAACCCTTGTGGAGCTAAACCAAAGGCACTGGCCGCGTTACCAGTAGATTGCATAGACTGCTGTTGCATAGGAGAGAAGGCAGCAACATCTGGGCCGTAGTATGGTACATAACCAATCTGCGACACATCACGAGCCTTGTTGATATTCTCAATGCCAGCGTTTTCCAACCAAGCTGGAATCTCTGTATTACTTGTAGTTGAACCGCCTTTTGACATACCTAAAACCTCTTCTCTAATAACACTAGCTGAGACTTCCAACCATCGGCCTTTAATGCCTTAACCCAGCCTTTGCGACCTGTCATGGTTAAACTTTCACAGCCTTGATCTATGGCCCATTGTACCACTGATTCGTGCATACTTATAATTTCATCTAAATCACCACCGCCAAGGAATACATGAAGTACCTTCTTTCGTGGAAACACTGTAATTTCTGTCACTAAACATGAGTCTTTAGCAGGCCATAATTGCATCTTACCAGATACTATAGATTCCACTATATCCTCGTAGTAATGAGTACCACCGCCATATTCTAAAGCCGATTCAATCCAACCTCTACAGCGTTCTAACTCGCTCATAGTTGTCGTATCCTAGATGCTGTAAGTATTGCGCTAGGCGTTGATGGAGCAAATGCTGTGGCTGGTGCTGCTTCTAATTGTACGTTTGTGCTATCCGCTGCCCACATTACTTGTAAATAGTCATTGTCGCTTAGTGTAAATACTGCTGTTCTGCTCATGACCGTAGTAGTTGAGTTATCTTTAATGGATACCTTAATTGTAGATCCAGCCACATCAACACCATTCACTCTAGGCCAAAACCATACCGTTTTTAGGCTGCCACTACCAGATGTAATCTGGGTAGAAAATGATATGGAATACACTCCAGCATGACTAAATATAACTCTATCACCACCTGCGTTTAGTGATATATCATCAGATAGGTTTATTGTATCAAAATCAACCGCTGTTGCTGTATTTATAGCTGCTAAATTATGGTCTGTAGTGTTGGTGAATGAACCGTATCCACCCTCTAAAACAATATGAACATACTCCCCGTTAACAGATATAACAGGGTCAGTGCGCACAGGATCCCACAGCAATACACCATCTTCGGCTGCTGACTCACCTGTTAGCTTGTGACGTAGTGCGCTACGCGTCTGTGCTAGCCAAGTAGATAGACGCTGTGACCATTGCTGCCAATTACCATTAATCAGCTTTGGTGGTTGGTCGAGGAGGCTCAACGTTTGCCCCCTGCCTTAACTTCCAATCTATTAATGCCAACACGCCAATCAGTAGCAGTAGCGCCTTCAACACGTAGTCGAATCTGCCTGCCAGTGATGCGTAAGCTAGTGGGGTTAGACATACTATAAGGGCCATACGTTCTTTCCACATCATTGGGATAGAATCGAGCCTTAAAAGTAGCATCAACTTCGCCTTGGGATTTTTCATCAGGTATCATTTCAGTGACGGACATAACTCGCTCACCATCACCAATAGATATTGGCCCTGACTCTGCAAAAGGTTCTACACCATCGTAGTTAAAGCCAATCTCATGCTCATACAATTTCTTGTCTGTAGCAGAAGCCATAATAGGTTGGCGGTATACACCAGCATCAACGCCAGCAGTTCTAGCGATAGAGCCAATAGCCCATGTGCCTTCACTGTACTTATACACCACGTAACGGTCGTTCTCGTTAGATGATGATGATGGATAGAACCACCAAATCTCACCATAGTTAGCATTAGATACAGCACAAGCCTTACTGATCTGGCTTAGGTTAATGTCTGAGAATACATAGTCTGCTACTTCGCAATCTACCTCGGATACAGTACCACCAGAATAAGCGTAGAAAGCTCTACGACCCATCCATACAGCACCAATATCAACCACTGCCTTCGCATTAGCTGAGACAATACCGCATGACGTACCAACCCGCTCAATACCATATACATAAGGTGGGCCACTGTAGGTAGCAACATGAGCATCAGTATCAGTGATAATAAGTGACTGGTTCTGAACCTTGACACCACATTGAATCCTGCCATCTGTCTGTAGCTCTAAATCACCAGCTTCGTTAGTTGCTAGCGGTGTCCAAGTTGTATTATCTTCACGGTCTGACCATTGCACCTTACGTGGATTACCACCAGCACCAAGAGCCATCAGGAAGCGCTCTTCTGTCACTAGAATAGATCTACACCCAGTAGGTGCGTTAGCTACAGCAGCAGCAGGAGTAGCGGTAGCTAGTGACCACTCATAGATCTTACCGTCTGAGCTGGAGCAAGCAACCATGTTCTGACCCCACGAGTCCATAGACCATGTGGTAGCTGGAGTAATGGTGGATGCTTCCTGTCGTGCGATACCGTAAGCTTCAAAGCTATAGAATGAGTTACCGTAGCCAACAGGGTTTAGTGCGTCCTCATTGCCAGCAACTAAGCCAACAGGAGTAACGTCATACTGAGTGCCAGCAGAGTTATAAATATAGAGTTTGTCGTAGCTGCCTGCACCAATCCAGCGGTCTGAACTGTTGTCGATCCAAGCATGTAAGCCACGAACTTTGGCTGCACTAGCAGTGTCACTACGGGTACGCCAGCCACCAATAGGTCTAAGCGTATTATCATGCCAGCGTACTAGGTTGGAATCTCTCCACCTGCCTTTCGTCTGCCAATCTGTACCATTACGGTACACACCAGCGGGTAAATCTAGTGCAATAAGCGCCATTCTAACCTCTTAACATAAAAGCCGCGCCTGATACTAGGGCGGCAATTAACAATCGTATGAACCACTCATTAGCGCCACTAGACTTACCTATAACGGCAAGCTTGATAGCGTGCTCATCTATCTCCTCACTATGCTTATTGAGGCGACTGTCTTGAGTGTTATTGTGCGTAAGCAGGCCATCTATCTTGGTATCTATTGCAACAAGCTTTACCATAGCGTCTGCTAGCTTATCCAACTTAGCCTCTAATCTATCAAACCGCAAGTCAGCATCCATGTCGTTCCTTTGTTCTTTACAGGAACGCGGCTAGTAGATAACCGCGCATTATTACGGTTTATTCAGCTTCAGCAACAGCCCAAGGCATACCGACAGCAGCAACAGGGTTAGCTAGTAAATCAATCTTAGCTGCTAGAGCTTCTTCTACTTTAGCTGGATCTACTTTAGACTTTACCCAACCTAATACTGTGGCTTCGTCTAACGTGCCAAAGCTGGAGCTTGATGGGCTAGTTTCTTTGTCAAAGCTAACAGTACCGTAAGCACCTTGTGAGTGAGTGCCGTCTGTAGCATCTACGCCATAGTGAACTACTGTCACGTAGTCGTCTGAAAGGTCGCGCTCTAAGTTGTTAATCTTCCAAGTGTTAGTGATCATTAGATTTCTTCCTGTGCTAGCAAGTGTGCTGCGTAAGCGTCTTTGATTGCCTGAGTATGTACCGCTGCTAC